CGCTCAAACTTAATGCCGAGATATTGGGCTATTGCGTTTATTTTGTCTTCGATTGGAACTGCTTGTAAATATGAAATTCCTTCGTAAGAAGGATTTTTAATAACGCCAGCATCAATAAGCACTTCTCTTAATTCTTTGTCTTTCATATTTTCGCGCCGCCTTTCAAATAACTGTTTTCAAAACGGGCATTTCGCCCAACGTTTCACGCACGCTGGATGAATTTGCATACAAACCATTTCCATAATGTTAGCAAATTTTTACGGCTGCGTGTGTTGGGCGATGCGGCCTCACCTTCCAAAGCGTATTGCCGCGCCCTTCCATCTTGACAACCGAAACAGTCGTACATTCTCGGTTGGTGCTCACCATAAGAAGTTGCTGGACACTCTATACATATCTGTTTCATAAGTTCCTTTCTTGGGCGCGGCCTATAACCATTTAAGGGGAGACCGTTTCGCCCAACGTTTTCGCTATGCCGAAGCCGGAGACTCAAAACAATCCGATAACGATTCGTTACGGCAACACTCGTTACACTTTTCGCTGCCGTCAGGTAAATTATGCAGACACCCGTCACATGCTCCAATAAGATTCTCTGGTTTTGGCATGGCGATGTTGGGCGTAGTGCCCATCTCCGCAGAGTCTTCAATTTTGCGGCGCATAGGATTAGAGCCACTTAAAACAACCTGTTTAAAACCAGGCATATCCCACATTAACTCACCCCACCCCTCGGAACCATGCCAAATCTCGTCACCTAAAACAACCTTCTCGCCAACATCTAAAAGTCGATACATGTAAACCTCCAGCAAAATTGACTATAACATAAAGGCATTTCGCCCAACGTCCCGCAAACTTACGCCGTGCGTGGCTTCTGGCACCGCAAACACCACATACCAACTGTACCCTGCTTAGTCATTATCTCGGTGCTACCACAATACACGCATGGCGTAATTTGCGTGTTGGCGGCCCAGCAGGGCAAGGCGCTTGTTCTTAAAAGCTCCATTAAACGACACCACTCACCTGCCGCAACAGACATCTCGTTATCGGCTTGCTGTATCAATTCAAGCGCCGCAGAGTTGGCCGGTGGCTCCACATTTTTGGGGGTTGGCGTATTTGGAACAGCACCAGCGATAATTGACAGCAATAAATGGAGCGACTTCTTAGCCAGTTCAATGTCACCCTTACCATCAAATACATCACGAATTTCCTGAGCGGCAAGAGCTGCCATTAAGCGAGTCGCTCCATTTTCGGTTAGATCAGGAACTTTATTAGACACGCCAACCTCCTATAATATTTGATACACCGGCCAATTGCCGCCAACTAGGTAAATGACGAACCGCTTTTTTCTATAGAAATCTTTGATTTATCAATTTTACAGCCACTTAACGGCTTTTTAAAATCATCCCTAGTTGTAAGTTGAGCGTACAGTTTGTCTCTTACTTTATTCTGCACTGCGCTCATAATTTCATGCATAAGTGGAGCGCTTTTTAGTTTCATTTTTTTGCACCAGCGATGCCATGTTTGCAAATCGGCGGCGTAAATTTCAATGGTTGTTTTTTTCATTAGAAACTTTCCACTTCATACTCTTGCAATACGGGCATTGCTTAGGATCTTCAAGCCTAGAATACCAAACGTATTTGCACCTTTTTCTTTTGCATTCGTGTCTTATTAGTTGCGTATTGTTTTTCATATTATTAATAATAATATATTTTTTTGTAAAATGCAAATTTATTTTTACTTAATTTCATTTAACATTTTTTTCACTTCTGCCTTGTACTTCTCAATTTGTGCCTCATACCACAAACAGTCTAATTTTACACTGACACTACCTAGCGCTTTTAATGTCTCTGATGTACCAGCACCGTACATATTATCTATTGCTATTCCGTGAGAGTACTGTTCTCCGTGTCCGTACTGGTTGCAGGCAACGCATTGAGCATGTACGTTTTTTTCATCAAATTTTGTTGCCTTGTGGTTTCTTGTGATGAAGTGACCTGCATCCATTTCTTTCCAATGGTGACTTCTGCCGCATGTGATACACTTGCACATACCGTCCTTTCCGGCGTCACGAAGGCGTATAAAGGCAGAAAACCAGCGCCATAGGGTAGCGTCAAGGGCTTTCAGGCTTCGCGGCTTCTTACCGCTCCATTTAGCTTTAGGAAACGCCATCATTTCAGATACCTCGTTTTCTACTCCAATGTCGATAAGGCCATCTATTACAACACCAATGGCAACTTGCTCAGGCGTTTGCTTTTTCATAGACCCCTACCTGTAGAAGTATTTTTTCCCTGTTCTGCCCGTCCGGGTACTGCGCTGCTATCCTTCGGCACTCCGCTGCCTTTTCCGCTGGTGTCAGCATGTTCCACGATGTTTTTTTGCTTGTGTTTTTCTATTTCACTTGTGTACTTTTCTGCGATTAGACCATACAGCCATTGCTCAGTTACGTACAACCTACGTCCCTTGTACTCGATGTACGGACGGCTGGACTCATTCCCGCTACGAGCTATATGATACGTGCGGCCTAGATAGTATTCGCGTATATTCATACCGCAAAATGGGATCTCGGGCCTGTCGGTAATGGCATATTTTGGGTTAGGTGTTTTCATTGAAAATACTCAGTTGCTCATCTTTTTTATACGTGAAATCAGTTTTTGCAAGCTCAAGATTTTTTACTGCTTGACGATAATATGAAGATTTTAGTTCTACGCCTATTCCCCGCCTCCCGTTTGTTACCGCACTGTAAACCTCAGAACCGACACCCATAAAAGGTGTTAATACGTTTTCACCTAGATTGGAGCGAAGAGAAACACATCTATCTATCACGTCAAGCTGTAGCGGGTGAACATGCTTTTCGTCGTCCGGATCCTTGCAGTCACGAAACGGTAAAACCCTTTCCATGCGTACATCGTCCCACACTGAAGAGGCATATCTACGCCAAATCATATGACTCCATTTATTTTGTTTTTGGTCACCTGTCCAGTTTTTAAATTGTGCATACTCTGGCGGTACTGGACATTCCCCGGCGTAATATTCAAAGCCTGTCGGGTGTTCTATCGGAACTTTGTTTGTACCTTTTTTTCTGAAAATTAATAACTGGTCGGCAGAGGCAACCCCGGCGTATGCCGCATCCTCAACTGTTGTCATGTGGGATAAATTTTTTGTCATTGTCCTATTGCGAACCCATAAAGGCTCTTTCCATATCGTATGCCTTGCAATAAAATGCCAGCCCTCTTCGTGGTGAAGTTTTATTATATCTCCCGGGAAGTCTGTTAGATAATCGTGGCCGGTATTGCTCGACGGTATATCTGTGCAATGCACCGCCGTTATTCTCCCAGGGAGTGTTATTCTGAATAGCTCTTTTACAACAAATCTATAATGCCTGAAAAAGTCCTCGTAATTAAGCGCATTTGACAGGTCTCGCTCGTTGCTTGAATAATGATAAAGGCCGCCGAATGGTGGAGAGTAAATAGATAAGTGAATTTTATCATCTGGAAATGATTGCATTACCTCAATACTGTCGGCGTTATAGATAGCATAGTCATCTGATATAAATTGTTCTTTTACAGCCACTTTGGCACCTCTTCTTTTTGAGTGAAGTTATTTTTGATTATTATTTTGTTCGAGTTATTCATTTCGCCGACTAAATTTTCAAACATTTTTGCTGCTGCAATATTTTTTCTCTGCAAATTATTCATTATCTTTCTTTCACCCTCTGTCAATACAATATCTACAGTCACTTTGTTTTTTTGACCAAATCTCCAGCACCGGCGAACTGCTTGATAATACTGCTCGTATGAGTGAGATGGAAAGTATACAATGTGATTACAATTTTGCCAGTTCATACCGAGAGCGCCTATTTTTGGTTTTGTTATCAGTGTCTTAATATTTCCTTTTGCAAAATTAATAAACGCATCTTCCTTTTTTTCGTCCTTGTCGCTACCAGAAACTTGAACAGAATCTGGAATAATTTTTTCCAGATAATCACCCTCATTATTTAGCTGACACCACACAACCGATTGATTTCCGTTTATTGTTTCCAATACCCGCTCGCATCGTTCTTTAATTGTCCGCTTTTTTTCTTCGCGCTGTTCTGGTAGCCGCGCAGCGTGTAGTGGCAGAAAACATCCGTCAGGCAGTGTTTCGGCCTCTACAATATTTTCTTTTTCAATTAATTCAGGCAGAACAAATTTATCATCATTAAAGCCAAGGTCGGACGGTTTCCTACAAGCAATTGCCCACGATGTCACCCATCGCCAAAACGGTATTTCAGCATGGCCTTTTAATCTCCATTTTGGAGCTTCGCCGAATTGCCTTGTCAATGCAGAGTTTTGATTATCATTTCTAAAAAATCTATTCAACATATCAATAAAACCTAAATCTCCAAGAGCCTCACTGGATGTACCTAGCTCGATGTAATCATTCGGTGCCGCGGTTGCCGTGCAAAGTAAACGATATGGTATTTTACGCATAAACTCTGTAATAATTTTTTTGTATGAACCGTCAAACGATTTCAGTATAGAGCTTTCGTCACAAACAACTCCAGAAAAATCATTGTAATTAAATTTATGTAGCTGCTCATAATTTGTTATTGTCGTAAATTTGTGTGGCTGTCCGTTGTTCGACCTTGCGCATTCTATCCCGAATTTAACACCCTCTAATTCTGTTTGAAAAGATACGGCGAGTGGTGTTAGTATTAAAACTGGCTTGCCTGTTTTTCTAAGAATGTTTTCGGCCCAGACTAATTGCATCGGAGTTTTCCCTAGCCCACAATCAAAAAACATTGCAGAGCGGCCCTTTTTAATAGACCATTCAACACCATACTTCTGAAAGTCCATTAGGAAATCAGGTATCCATACTGGGCTGAAACCAGAATCTTCGCCAGCCTG